TTCTTTGATAATATTAGTTCAACTGATTCTCAGGGATATAAATTATCATCTACAACTACAGATGATGGTGGTAAGTCTTATATAGACGCACTTAATTTATTATCAAATGCAGATGAGTATGATATTAATCTTGTATTAATACCTGGTATCATTGATAATTTAGGTGGTGCACATACTGGTATTATATCGAAAGCAGTTGATATTTGTGAAAATAGAGGTGATTGTTTTCTCATTTATGATGTGGTACAACACAATACAACAAATTTAGTAACTGTTACGGATAAAGCAGGAACACGAGACTCAAATTATGCAGCTACATATTGGCCTTGGGTTTCAACAGGTGATTCTCAAACTGGTGCTCAGAGATGGGTGCCACCTTCAGTTGTGATGCCTGGTATCTATGCTTTTAATGATAAAGTTGCTGCACCTTGGTTCGCTCCTGCTGGATTGAATCGTGGAGGGTTGGATACAGTTATTCAGGCAGAAAGAAAACTTACTCATAAAAATAGAGATGAATTGTATGATTCAAATGTTAATCCAATTGCAACTTTCCCAGGTCAGGGTGTTGTTGTGTGGGGACAAAAGACACTTCAAAAGAAAGCATCAGCACTTGATAGGGTGAATGTAAGACGTTTGATGATCAAAGTTAAAAAATTCATTGCGGCATCTTCTCGTTTCTTGGTATTCGAACAGAATAACGCTACAACAAGAAATAGATTCTTGAATATAGCAAATCCATACTTAGAACAAGTTCAGGCACAAAGTGGTTTAAACGCATTTAGAGTTGTAATGGATGAATCAAACAACACTCCAGATGTAGTTGACAGAAATATATTATACGGACAAATATTCCTACAACCTACAAAAACTGCTGAATTTATTGTGTTAGATTTCACAATTCAACCAACTGGTGCAACATTTCCAGAATAATTAAATAGAATATGAAGGGGGTTATTAATTTAACCCTCTTTATAACATAGGAGAAAAGTAATGGCGGAAAAAATTGTATCCCCAGGTGTATTTACAAAAGAAATTGACGCTTCGTTTTTACCATCAGCGATTGGTGACATTGGAGCAGTTGTAGTTGGTCCGACAGTTAAAGGGCCAGCTTTAGTTCCAACAGTTGTTAATTCATATTCAGAATATCAAGCAAAATTTGGAGATGTATTTAAGAGTGGTAGTGGTTATTATCAGTATTTAACATCAATGACAGCACAAAATTATTTAAAACATTCTGGAAAAATGACTGTTGTTAGAATAATGGGAGCCGGTTATTCTCATGCAAGTGCTACCATTTCTTCTTCTATTGATCCTGCTATTGTTGGTGGTGGTAGTGCTCATTCTGCTAGTTTAGTTTTTAAACAACCATTTAGTGCTAGTTTTGTAAATAACTATGCAACACTTACACCATATAATGGAACTACATTAAATCTTCATTTTACAAGTAGTGGAGCTATTACTGGTGGATTAGTTACTAATAGTTCTACAAATTTTTATTTTCCATCACAATCTAGTATGGTAACAACAATATCAGCTTCAGCTGAACAATGGAATGCTAGTGGTTCTACACACGGATTACCACTTTCAGCAAGTTATGTTTCATCATCAGCTTCAGACACCCATGCTCTTAAATTTACATATACTATTAATGGCGCATTTGGAGTTCCATTAAGTGTTGGTACAGCCAGTAATGGTACTAATACACCTACACGTATGTACGGTGGATCTTCGATAAATAACTATATTAATCTAACATCATCGTATAGTAATGGTGAAGCTGGTGGTGATCAATTTTCTGGATCAAAGAATTTTGTAGGTGGTTCGGATTATAATAGTGATACGCCTAAAACACCATTTAAATTACATACATTAGCTGATGGTGATATTTTAAATAATTCTGCTAGTATTGGTACAAATAGTATCTTAACCGATGGAAATCAAAATAATGTTAGGTGGGAAATATCAAGTCTTAATCAGAAAAAGGGTACATTCACTCTTTTAATTAGAAGAGGTGATGATATAATAAAAAGAAAACAGATTCTTGAAACTTGGAATAATCTTTCTTTAGATCCAAATTCAAGTAATTATATTGCAAAAATGATTGGAGACCAAGATATTGCAATTGGTGGAACAACTGATGATCCATATCTTACATATACTGGAGATTGGCCAAATAAATCAAAATATGTTAGAGTTGAAGTTTTTGAAAATACTTTTGATTATATTGATGAAAATGGAAACGTAAGAACACCAGCAGCTTCTGCATCATTACCTACATTTCATAGTGGTTCTAATAGTGGTTCTGAAGCTGGTTCATTTGGTGGTGGTACAGATGGTACAGTATCACATCCAATATCAGAATCTTTAAATGAAGGTATTGGAACAATTACACAAGGATTTGATTTATCTGTATCTGCTCAAAAAGATCAATATATTCAAGCTCTTAGCTTATTATCAAACGCAGATGAATATGATTTTAATTTATTATTACTTCCTGGTATAATTAGAAATGTATCAGATCACACTTCTGTTATAACAAAAGCAATTGATGTATGTGAAGCTAGGGGTGATGCATTTGTTATAGTAGATTCAGTTGCTCATAGTACAACTAATTTAGTTACAGTAACAGATGAAGCTAAATTAATGGATTCAAATTATGCAGCTACTTACTGGCCTTGGGTACAAATATCAGATCAACAAATAGGAACAAATGTATGGGTCCCACCATCAGTTGTTATGTCGGGTATCTATGCTTTTAATGATAAAGTTGCTGCACCTTGGTTCGCTCCTGCTGGATTGAATCGTGGAGGGTTGGATACAGTTATTCAGGCACAAAGAAAACTAACTCATTCAAATCGTGATGAATTATATGAATCAAATGTTAATCCAATTGCAACTTTCCCAGGTCAGGGTGTTGTTGTGTGGGGACAAAAGACACTTCAAAAGAAAGGTTCTGCTTTGGATAGGGTCAATGTAAGACGACTATTAATTAAAGTCAAGAAATTTATAGCTGCGTCTTCAAGATTCCTTGTATTCGAACAGAATAACGCTACAACAAGAAATAGATTCTTGAATATAGCAAATCCATACTTAGAACAAGTTCAGGCACAAAGTGGTTTAAACGCATTTAAAGTTGTAATGGATGAATCAAACAACACTCCAGATATTGTAGATAGAAATATCCTCTACGGACAGATATTCCTACAACCTACAAGAACTGCAGAGTTTATTGTACTGGACTTTACAATTCAACCAACTGGTGCAACATTTCCAGAATAATTAATTAACTTAATAGGAGAATATTATGGGTAAGTGTCCGTCAGGTATGAAACCAACCAAAGGTGGTTGTGTTGATGAAATACAACCGAATAGTAGAATGGCTCGTGGTGGAAGAACAAGACCAGCACCAAGAGGTAGAATGCAAAGAGGTGGAAGGTCGTCAAGACCACACACACATAGACACACACACCCACATAGAGGACATAATGGTGGTGCAGGAAATCTACCTCCAGGAGGAGCTCTAGGAATACAGACTTGTGAGAACGATTGTCCACAGGGTGGATGCCTATGTAATGGTTGGACATTTAGTACTAGTTATCAAGACGGTTGTGCAGGTGGGGGAGGTAATTGTTATTGTCAGGGGCCATCTAGTAGATGTGGTAGTCATTCGTGTATTTCAGAAAATGTACAGTGTTAATAATAATATGATATAAAATAATAACATTAAAAGTGGGGTTTATCTAAATATAAACCCCATTTTTTTATCTTTTTTTATATTTATATATGAAATAAATATGTGTTGTTAAAACATGTAATACATTAGGAGAAAGAATATGGCAACTTTGATTGATGCTAACCAAGCGATGTTTACACCATTTGAACCAAAGTTAAAGAACAGATTTGTAATGTCAATCGATGGTATCCCAGCTTATTTGATTAAAACAGCAGCTAGACCTTCCATTACTTTTGAAGAAGTTGAACTTAATCACATGAATGTAAAAAGATTTGTAAAAGGTAAGGGTACTTGGGAAACTATTGAAATTACAATGTATGATCCAGTTGTACCATCGGCCGCTCAAGCTGCTATGGAATGGATAAGGTTATCTCATGAATCTGTAACTGGTAGAGATGGTTATTCAGATTTTTATAAGAAAGATGTTGATTTTCAGGTTTTAGGTCCTGTTGGTGATGTAGTTGAACAGTGGAAACTTAAAGGAACTTGGATACAATCAGCTAACTTTAATGATTTAGATTTCGCGTCAAGCGATCCAGTTGAAATATCATTAACTTTAAGGTATGATTACGCAATCCTAGAATTCTAATCAATAGAAAAAATTAATTCCGACAAAAATCCTCAACAAAAATTGAGGATTTTTTCTTTATGTATATATTTATATATGAAAATGTTATGTAAAACTATTAAGAGGTTATTAAAAATGTCAGAAAAAACTCAGTTAACTACATTCAATAATATTATAGAAGTAGTATTACAACACGAAGGTGGGTATGTAAATGATCCAGACGATTTAGGTGGTGAAACTAAATATGGTATCACCAAAAGGTTTTATCCAGATGTGGATATTAAAAATCTAACTAAAGAACAAGCCAAAACAATATATCATACAGATTATTGGAGAAGAGCAAAATGTGATGAAGTTCCACCTCGTTTACGACATATCTATTTTGATATGGTTGTAAATTTTGGCAAAGGTGGGGCAGTAAAAGTTTTACAAAGAGCAGCAAATGCTAAAAACAGAGAAAAAATTGATGTGGATGGTGGTATTGGACCAGCAACACTTAAAGCAATTCAGAACCTTGAACTTGAAAGAGTACGAGCCTATCGAGTATTAAGATTCGCTAACTTAGTTATCAAGAAACCAGAACAAGAAAGATTTTGGTTTGGTTGGTATAGAAGATCAATGGAGGTCTAAAATGGCAAATACAAACGAATTATATGAAACATTAAACAATCTGTGGGAAGATTTTCAAGAAAACCATAGAGCATTTACAGAAAAAGGTAACAAAGCTGCGGGTGGTAGAGCACGTAAGGCAGTCGGTGAAGTAAAGAAATTAGTTACTGATTATAGAAAGGCTTCTGTAACTGAATCAAAACAGTAGGAGATTAACATGGCTGATAAACAACAATATCATAGTGAAACTATAGATTTACCAAGTGAAGGTAGAGTGTATTCAAAAGATTCTCCTCTTGCATCGGGTAAAATAGAAATTAAATACATGACTGCGAAAGAAGAAGATATTCTTACATCACAGAATCTTATAAAGAAGGGTGTTGTAATAGACAAACTTCTTGATTCATTGATATTAACTGATGGAGTTAAAACAAATGATTTGATACTTGGTGATAAGAATGCAGTAATGGTTGCAGCCAGAGTTTTAGCATATGGACCAGAATATGTGGTAGAAATTACTAATCCTAATACTGATGAAAAAATGCAACATACTTTTAATTTAGCTGATTGTCCATTTAAGAAACTTCCAGATGATATTGATAGTAATGAATTTGAAATTCAATTACCAGTTTCTAAACAGAATATTAGTTTTAGATTATTAACTGGTAAAGAAGAAGCTCAAATTGAAGAAGAACTTAGAAGAGTAAGTAAAGTTGGTGTACAAGTTTCACCAGAATTAACAACACGAATGAGGTATACAATTACAGCAGTAGATGGTAATAGTAGTGTAGCAGTTATAAATAAATTTGTAGAAAATATGCTATCTAGAGATTCTTTAGCCTTTAGAAATAAAATAAATGAAATATCGCCAGATATTGAATTAAAACAGGAAGTTGAAATGGGAGGTGAGATGGTGGAGGTAGATATTCCTTTAACCATCGAATTTTTTTGGCCTTCTTCCGTCACATAGAGCAAAAATACACGAAGAAATATTTAATTTAGTATTTCACGGTGTTGGGTTTACACACCGCGATGTATATTGCATGCCCGTTTATCTTCGTAGATTTTATATTAAACAATTAGTTGATTTTAAACAAGAAGAACAAAAACAAATAGAAAAAGCACAGAAAAAAACATCTATACAACGTCCTAACATTTCATCAAAATTCACAAGATAATTTTTCATAGTTTTGATATTTATATATGATGAATTACATCAAAATGGAGAGCATCAAGATGTCAAATAAAAAGTCATATATGAATTTTAAAAATATTTTATCAGAAGGGTTTTTTGATAACTTCCGTAAGTTTGTTAAAAAATTAAAACCTGATGAAAAGAAGAAACTTAAAAAAAGTTTAAAGGTTAAGTCTGCATTATTTTCAATGAATAAATCTGTTAGTGGTATTGAGAAGGCATTAAAAGATACATATGGTGTTGATGTTAAACTTGATAAATTTAAATTAAGTGACTTTGTAAAATAGGTATAAGAAATGGCACTCAATAAAGACGATTCAAAAATATTAAAAGATATACAAAAAGAGATTACTGCTTCAGTAAAAGATCGTGGTGCTGCTGTAGAAAAAGAAGCAAAAAATTATATTAAAATTATTGATGCGATGAAAGAAGCCTCTGGTCAAGCGATGAATATGGCTAAAATGTTACAGAGAGTTGCAAAAATAGAAGATAATCTTGAAAATATACAAAAAGAAAGATCAAAATTACAAAGTAAGATGCGATTCAATATGATGGCTCAGTTGAAAGGTCATATAAAATCTCACAAAATTATTAATGCTGAATTTAAGATAGAAAGTAAATTATTAAAAGCAAAAGCACAAAGAATTAAAGGACAAGAATTAATAAATAATTTACAAAAAAAAGCAAAAAATGCTTGGAAAACACAAGTATTACAGGCTGGATTATTAGTTGGAGCTTTAGCACTTATTAAGAAACTTGCATTTGCATTTGCAGAAAGAATTGATAAATTAGGTTCTAGTTTTGGTGTAGCAGCTGCCCAATCAGGAGAGTTACAAACTAATTTACTTGAATCAAGTAATGAGATGGTAAAATTAGGTGGAGGTTTAGATCAAGCAGTATCAATGACAAATATTTTATCATCAGACTTTGGCCTATCAGCTGCAGAGAGTGCAAGAATGGCAGATAATATATTTGATAGTTCAGTAGCAATGGGATTAAGTGCTGATGAGGGTGCAAACTTATTTGGTATTTTAATGTCAATGGGAAATCTTACTGCACAACAAGCAGAATCTTTAGCAGAATCTACTTATCAATTAGCTAGAGCAGAAGGAGTAGCACCACAAGCAGTTATGAAAGACATAGCTGGAAATGCAGATATATTTGCGAAATATATGAAAGATGGCGGACAAAATGTATTAGATGCTGCAGTCCAGGCAAAGAAACTTGGATTGAATTTATCTGATGTAGATAGTATTGCTAGTGGACTACTTGATTTTCAAAGTTCACTTAATGCCGAGATAGAAGCTTCTATAATGTTAGGAAGAGATGTTAATCTACAGAAAGCAAGAGAACTTGCATTAAATGATGATCTAACTGGAATGATGACAGAAGTAGTAAAACAGGCTGGCGGTGAAGCAGAATTTAATAAATTAAATCGTTTAGAAAGAGATGCAATTGCCAAAGCAGTAGGTCTTTCTGCATCACAAATGGCAAAAGTAGTTGGTGAACATGGAAAGTTAGAAACTCAAAGGTCTTTTGCAGATATAGCTGGCCCAGAGGCAATAGCAAGTTTAACAAAGATTATAAATCAAGTTAAATCTTTTGGTGCAGTTTTACTTGATAAGTTTGGTAAACCTCTTGAAGCAGTATTTGAACAATTTCATGCGTGGATGGAAAGTGGTAAAGGAATAACAAGTATGACATCTTTTGCAACAAGTTTTATTGATAAAATTGCAAATTTACCAGGAATAATTAAGGGTATTATAACAATTATGATTGCCTGGAAAGCTATTTCTTTGGGTGTAGCAGCAGCACAGATGGCAATTGCCGTTGGAAAAAGCGGAGCACAGCTTGGATTGATA